TGGGCTTAAGGCATTAGCCGTAGCATTGCCATTTGGAGCAGATGTTGCGCCTGTTACATTAGTTGCATCAGTAAGTGTCCAATTATTGCCACTTACCCACGATTCGCTATGAAACGCCAAATTCTGCCCACTCGGCTCGACCAACAACCCAGGGCACGACTGCCCCAGCCAATCGATGCGCGGCACTCCGCTGGCTACGCTCTCAATCAACCCGCTGCTATTCACGCGCGTCGCCGTTGTGTTGCGGCTGACGGTGAACCGCATCGTGCTATCCTCCGCCACAAATGGAGGCACGTCTTGGTATAGGTTGCCAGCCTTGTAGAATTGCGGCACGATCAGCAGCGATGGCGTTGCAGGCAGACCGTCAGTGTAAGCCTCTTGACCGCGTGCCACCAAGCAGCTACCTGTGCCAGCGTTTTCGTCTTCAACGCTTGCACCTGCGCCCTTCGCGCCTTCAAGCGCTGCCGCCCACTGCGTCTTGTAGGGATTATTCGTGCCGTGTTGCGCGACAAACGGCAAGCCGTAGCCAAAGCCTAATGCCATTATACAGCGCTTACGATGGTTACGCCTTGCATCGAATATCCGATCACACTGCCTGCGTTCAGCGTCACGGCGGCGATCCTACGGCCGTTGTTGGCGGCTATGATCATGCCCGGACTAAACGCCTGCCCCGATGGGAATAGGCCGATGCCACCACCACTCACCGCCGTCATCATATTCGTTCCGTTGGAATCCGTTAGCGTTGTGAACTTCGCCTCTTGATTGACGACCAGTATGTCATAGGTGCGACCTGTCACCGATGAAACTGCGCCTGCGCCAACTGCCAGCACTTCGGCTGCCATTCCGCGACCGAGTATCGCATCCATTTGTTGTCCTACGTTCATTGTCTTTTTCTTTAAGTGTAAATATCGTTTCGCCTGTTTCTATGCAATTCTGCAATCGTGTTTTAAGTTGTCGGTATCTGGCAGACGTTTCTGCTGAATGGTAACTCAAAGACCACCGTTGCCTGCCAACCAGCGACCTTGTCATCGCGTGCCTCGACAAAGCGCGTAGCACTCACCGCGCCTGTGATCGTGTAGTCGCGATCAGGATCATCGGTGAACTCGGCGACGAAGTCTTGCATGATGCGTAGGGTGTCGCTTAGCACCTCATCCTCGTTATCCGTCCACCGGTATACGACGCTGCCGCTTATCGTCGCATCCACACCACGCAGGTCTGCAACGCGGTCCATCACAAGGACGCTGACGGTTAGGTTGGTCGCCCCCATAGGCATTGACGCGCTCTGCGCATCGACGAACAAAAGCGGGTAGATAACCCTATCCCGGTCGGTTGTCCGCAGGTTGATCACGTTGTCCGTTCCGATCGCCAGCGGATCGCCGAAACCCACCGCGTTGATCTGCAGGTGCGACTCCGCGAAGGCTATCAGGTCGTTTTTGATTGTCACCCAACTGCTCATAAAATTGCTTTAGTTTGTTTACATTTTTCGCGTGCGCCATCAAAAGTAGTTGCGTCGGTTTTCCGGATAGTCCAGCGGATCGCGATACCTGCCCCTGCGACCAAGCACCATCCCTGTCTGATATGCGCTGTTGGCCGGGTAGATCGTGTCAATAGCAACTGGCGGATTGTCGAACAGCGGAAATAGCGTGTGGTTCTCCTGAAGGTAGCGCGTGATGCGCTCGGTGTACCACTCCGCATCGTCGCGGCTTTTGTCCATCAAGCGCGTCATCTCACGCTCGTTCATTGCCGTCGACTCCGTGCTGCTGCGCCGATCCATCCCCTTGTTCATAAATTTGAACGCTAAGACCATCGGCAACTCGAAGTACATCCACTGAATGATCGCTGGCTGAATGTAGGTCTGCATCAGCGTGGTGTTGTTAGCCGACAAAGTGCCAGCAATGACCTGCGTCACGAGTTCCGCGTATAGCGCCGATCCCACCGCTGGCTGAATGTGCATCTCTTGCACCTTGACAATCGTGGGACGTAGCTGCGTGTAGCTTACGTTTTCGCTAATGACCGAATTTTCGATCAGCGTATTTTCGGAAATAAATAGTGCCTTGCTCATTCGACGATTCTTTCAACTTGTGTACCTTTTTTAATCACCAACTGCTGCACCCACATATGCCGGCAACTTGGCCGGTGCCTGCCATCTTCAAGCGTCAGCCATCCGCCTCTGCGCTCCCAAACGCTGTAACCCATGAGCGCCGTCAGCTGGTTAATGTCGTCGCGTGTGTATAGGCGTGCGCTGCTCAAGTCCATCATTACCTGACAGAACTTGCGGCTCTTATCGTAGCCGTCAGCCTTTGATAACCCCCGATATTCTGGTCGCCAGTCGTAGCGGTAGCGCACCTCGACGATAGGTTCAGGCACTTTCTCCTCCTTCGTCGCCTCACCGATGCCGCGCTTCAATGGGTACTTGTTGACCTGCAACAGGTATTGTATGCGCTTGCGGATGCGCGCCTTGCTCACCCCGAACTCCTTGGCCATTTCTTCCACCGTTGCATCCTCACGCTTGCGCCTGTATTTTACGATTTTCTCGTCCAGCGCCTTGTCTTCATCTGAAACTGCAAACTGCATGAAGAACTCCGCCTCGCCGTATTCGTTGAAGTCCAATTCGCGTTCTTGCAGCACCTCAAAGCTGTCACGCGCCTCACCGAACTGCTGGCCAACCTGCGCCAGAAACTCCAGCTCATCAGCTTCATCGGTGAACGCCTGCTCTTTGACGCCCAGTAGCTGGTCAACCTGTTCCGGGTTGAGGCCGAAGCCAGCGGTCAGCATCGTGCGCGCCTGTTCGAGTGTGACCTTGCCCTGTGAGTAGTGGCGAACAATCCTCATCAGGTTTTGATACTGCCTGCCCGATAGCGTTTTAATAGCTTCATTTACGCCTGCGCTGGCTTCTACGGTCGTTTCACCTTCGTCGGGTGTCGCCTCTGCAAGCGGCTCATAGCCTGCCTTCTCGCGTAGTTCGTCCTGCGTCAAAATCTGCATCAGCGCCTGTTCGGAGAGCTGCTCGGTAATCGGATCGAAAGGCTGCAGGTAGAGGCACTCATAGCCGTTGAATGAGGTGAGGTAGTTGATCATCCTCTCGACGATCAGAACGCGGTTCATGATGTAGGTGTTCTTGAACAACTCGTAAGCCTCCGACAGTTCCTTTCTGCCGCCAAGCTGCCCCTCCGTTCTGATGCCGAACAGCATCGGCGAGGTAACGTTGTGCGCGACGAAGATCTCTTCCTGTATTTGTTTGTTCAGCAGGTCGAACTGCTTATCGAGGTCACTTGGCGTTAGCGACTGTATGCTCGGCGCGTTTTCCTTGCCAGTCGAAAAGGTCAGCACGAAGCGCCCTGCGTTGTTCGCTCCGCTGAACTTGTTGCGCATCTGCCGTTCGATCTCTTGCTTCTCCTCATCCGTCGGGATGCCGTCAGCGAAGTTGATCATCTGCCCACCCCAGAACTGGTTGCGGATGTTGCTGATGTGGAACTTGGCGATCTCAACGTCGCACTCGATGTATGCCAGTGCGCCTTGGTAGTTTGGCAATGGGTAGTGCTTGACACCTGCTGCGTAGTGGCGGTAGTAGAATAGCTGCTTGCCTACGCGGTTATTCGGGTCAAACTTGGGCATGCGCTCAACTTCCGCGCCCTTCGGATACTGGCGGATCATGCGCTCGTCGTACCAATCGGCAATCAGAAACATCGTGTCATCGAGCGACACGCGCACCTTTTCAAATGGCACGTGTTCAATGAACGCGATGCCGCCGCCCCTGTTCCACGTGACTGCAAGTGCGAAGCCGTTGAACAGCTCAAGGTCCAGAACGAACTTTTGCGTCAAGTCGTTCAGGTCATCGTCTTCGTTCACGTCAGCCATGAACGCCTCCGCCTTTGCCTGTTGTGCGACAGTGGTCTTATCCGCATCGACTGCCCAGCCTTTGCCAACGATGTAGTTGCACTTGCCGTTGATGATCGCGTTGTGCTTCGCGCTTTTCTTGTAGATGTCGAGCAGATAGTATGGGTAGTCGTTCATCTCGCCGAAGGTGTACAGGTCGTTAGCCTTCGATTGTAACATCAAAGGGTAGCGATAGTCCGCCTGTGGAATGAAGCTAAAATTCAGTTTAGTCATAAGAAACGTAGTCGATCGTGTTTGTTGTACTCGTGAAACTGCCCTCCGTCGTTTCAATCATCGCCAGTCCTGTTTCAAGAACTCGCGGATTCGTGGTTGGCAGCAGGAAGCGACGCATAGCACGCGTATGCCTATTCGTCTGCGACTTGTTATGCTGATTCGCATTGCCGTTGTTCATATCCACCGTGAACGCCTGCGTCGCTGATACCTGCGTGGAACTCCAGTAGCTTTGATTGACGAAGCTGCCAAGGCCTGCACTGGCAAGGTTTGCATACACTTCCAGCAGTTCCTCCAACGACGGCAGAAACCAGTCGCTAAAACTGTTCAGCACAAGCTGATCTGCCAAACGTGCGGCTATGCCTGCTGTGGCGCAGTTTGCTACAATCAGCGCAGTGTTTGCAGGGCCTGTGCCAATGCTGCCGACAGTGCCAGCAATATCTGTTCCTTCGCACCCCCACGGCGCGTTGCTCGACTGATCCACTGCCGCTGTGATATAGGCATAGCCGCTATCGGTAAAAGTGTATAGTCCGCCCTGCACGAAGTCGCCGGCGGTGTACGTTGCCGGGTTCTCCGTGACCTCGTAGCGATACTGCCCCTTGGTCAACGCGCCCAAGGTAAACGCGAATTTATCGTAGCGGCTCTCATAGCTGCTCAGGTTGTCAATCGCGTTGAGGTAGATGTCAGTGGCTTCCAGCGTCGCCAAGTTCGTCAGCCGCAACCGGTAGACCGTCGCACTGTTCGCGCGCTCCGTCCACGTCACCGCTATCGTGTTGCTTTGGCTCGCCTTGAGGTATAGCATGAAGTTCTTTAGTGTAAATATCCCTTGCCACGTTTTTGTACAAATTGAACCTGCGCCGCGTGATCTCATCAATGTCAAAGCGCTTCTGCATCTTAGCGGTCAGCCTGTCCGCCATCTCACGCACCATCGCTGGCTCGTTAATCATAGCCTTCATCGACTTGTACCACTTCTTCGGTTGCTTTTCGTCAACAAGCACGCCATCCCAGCCGTCGGTGATGCAGTCGGCATACATGCAGACGTTGCTGGCGATGATCGCCTTATTCATCCACGCGGCCTCCGTCACCTTTAACTCTGACTTGAGCCTGTTGAACTTATTGTCGCGAAGCGGTGCAAGCGCAACGTCAACGAAGTTGTAGCCGCCAACGTAGCTGTAAATGTCCGCCGCCTGTATCCGTCCGTAGTTGTTGTTTTTGCCCTTGTTGCTGAACACCTGCTCGTACTGCTGGTATATCGGGTTATTCTCATTCCACCCTGCAAGGTAGAGCATGTACCGCCCCTCCAGCGCGTGATCGTCGCACAGGCGTGACAGTGGCAGTTCGAGCAACGCCACGTCCTCCGTGTGCTGCGCAGCACCGAAGTAGCCGAAGCGCAGGCGCTCGCTCTTGGTCGGTTGTGGCTTAAATTGGTCATACAACAGGTGTGGCACGTTTTCGCATATGGTCACGTTTCGGTTCAGCTTGACGATCTCATCGCGCAGGTACGTCGTGGTCGTGATGACCGCATCCGCAAGCTTGACGTGTTCAGCGACGATCGCAGACATGTTGGTGTCGTGGTAGTGTTTGTAAAAGCTATGCCCAGTGCCAAGATGCCAGTAGTCGTCCATGTCCAAGATGATCTTCGCGCCGTACTGGCGCAGGATGTCAGCAACAGGCTTGACCGCCTCAATCGGCCCTGCGATCCAAGTGCGATTATACAGGAACACGTCGATAGTCCGCAGTTCTTCATCGCTCATGGTGCGCACGTCGGCGATGCTCACGAACTCGGCCTCGCTGCCGAACATCTCATGCACCCGGCTGCTTGGCATCTCCAAGCGATAGTAGCTGCACCCTGTGGGATGCTGATTGTAGACGATACATACACGCATAGAACAAAGTTAGCCCAAAAAAAAGAACCCTGCGCCACCATTCGCAGGGTTCTCCAACCAACCAAAATCTATGCTAATATACGTTATCCTTCGAGCGTTTGCGTCGATGAAGTGACAGCATTTGCAGCGGCAGCCGTAACCTCCACGCATGGCTCTTCTTCCATACCTGTCAGCGTCAACTCATAGCCGCTTCTGTCGCCCATCGCCGTTCCTGTCTGCGACGTTCCAGCACTTACTTCGATACCGTTGTTCTTGCCAAGTAGCCAATACTTGCCATTTCTATCTTTGACGATAGCCATCATGCGTGCCGTAGTCACGAGCCTCAACTCATTCCGTACAGCTTGCTGAAGCTTGTTAATTACGAGCGTGGCCTCTTGCTGATAGAAGACCGTGCCGTTCTCCGTTGATGCGTTTATCGTTTCAGTGAACTGGCCGACACCTTTCGGCAGTTCGTACTTGTAGAAGCCGCTGACACTTGCACTTGTTGCGCCGCTGCCAACGCTTCCAATTATCGCCGTCACCTGCGATGACGCGTTACTCACGATGCTTGTTACCGCCGTGAATGGCGCAAGCCTAATCTCCGTGATGCCGCCCACGTTGTCGCGGCATCCTAATTTATATCCAGTTGTTAAGGCGCAAGGCATAATTATGTTGTTTTTTGTTTTAGTTGTTTAGAAAAGAAAAGAAACAGGGAGGGTTGCCCCTCCCCACTAACTTACGCGGTCTTCAGCGCTGGAGTCGTGGCGTTGTTGCCCAAGACCAAGCTGATGTCAGCAGGGAAGGCAATCTGCACGCCGTACTTGTACGCAGCTTGGAATCTGACACTGTCGTTGTCGTACGATGCCCAAATACGGAATTGATCTTCGTCGGAGAGTAAGTCCGTGCCGTAGAAAAGATTTGAAAGCGAGCCAGCAAAAATGCGCTGCGTGTTGTTCAGTCCGTTTACCGCAACGACCTTCATATTTGTGCCGGGGTAGAACATCTCACCGCCTGCAACTTGACCGAGGTCACCCTGATACAAGTTGACAGTCACCAACTTATGCACCAACATACGATACAAGTCCCAGCCACAGAAAGCGACCAAGTCGTTGTTGCTGATGACGCGAGTGGGTAGGTTGTTGTAGGCTGTTTCAAATCCACTTACAATCGTTGAGTCGCTGAAGTTAGCGCCAAGCTGTGCGGTCACAACGCTGGAAGCGCCTGCACCGTAGCGAGTGAGCCACAATAATCCACCACCACCTGTGCGGTTCAACTGCGCGTCACCTGATGGCGACGTTGCACCAACTGCCCAGCCTGATGTTCCTGACACGGAAGCACTGGCAGCGGCAACCGATGGCACTGACTGCCAAATAGCGCGCTCAATGCCTTCCGCGATGCGCTTAGCCTTCTGCGTTGCGAAAGCCTGCTCGAAAGGCATACCTTCGTAATTGCTGCCCTGCGTCAGCTGCGATGCCAGCCAAGCTGTTTCAAGTGAACGAGGACACAACTCCTCCTGTACCTTTACGCGAGCCACAGTGATTGTGCGCTGGCTAAACGTGGTAGTGCCGTCGGCGTTCCACGCACAAGCAGTTGCATCTTGGAACACCGCGTCAGTGTCCATGATATTCAAGGCTTCCTGCGACTTAATGCCTACGCGCTTCTGCAATAATGACTGCGTCTTTGCGTCAAATACGGTTTGGGTGATCAGAGGCAGTTTGTTCTGCTCGACGTACCCGGTGATGGTTGCGATTGAAAATGACATAGTTTATTTTTTTAGGGTTTTTAGGGTTTCTTGTACTTCTGCAAGACGGCTGGCGCGGCTCATCTTCACCGACTCCACAACCGCGTCACTTGCTCTTTTCTTCGGCGCAGCGGTAGGCATTTGCGCCAATGCTGACAACGCCGTGTCAATGGTGCTGAACCTTGCGGCGTTAGCCTCAACCTCGCCTCCCATCTTCGCCATCATCTCCTCGACCTTGGCAGCCAAGGCAGCGATAGCCGCCTCCATAGCTTGCATCCGCTCTTCATGGGGATCAGCAGGCATATCTTCGCCTTCAGGTGTCACTTCAATCTCTACCTCTTGCGCCTCAACAGCTTCAGGTGCCGGTGCCGGTGCAGCGTCGCCGATCTCGACAATCTTGCCGCCCTCGGTCGTCACCACTCCAACTTCAGGGATTGAGTGCGCGCCATCAGGTGCAGGCAGCAGTCCCTCTTCAGTCACGACGTAGACGAGCGTGCCAACGGCTAACTCGCCATCAACGCGGATCATCGTGCCATCATCCAACTTGTAGTCGCTGAACGCCAAAGGCGCAGCGGCTGGTGCCGGCGCAGCGGAGAAGCTACGCAGCACGCGGGTTAATTCTGAAATTCGATCTGATAGGTTCATAGTGTTAAATATCATTGGGTTTGATAGTATGCAAAAAACTTTCAAAGGCTTGGGCAAACTCCGCCATCGCCACCTCTATCTCCGTGTCCGTCGGCTGCATCCCGAAGTAGCCTTCAATTGAAAACCCGGTGAACTGGTCGCGATCCTCCCACACTTTGTCGTTCTCAACCTTAAAGCTACCGAACCAACTGCCATCCTTCGCATCATCGTAGCCATTCGGTGGATTGATACCGCGCTCCCTGTCAATCAGGTAGCTTTCGAACATATAGACGCCATCAATGGCGGTGCTGTGTTCAGCGTTGACGTTGTGCTGGTTTCCCTGCTTGAAATACTTCTGCACCATCTTGCGGATGGTGTCCTTTTGGAAGATCACGAAATACTCGCCACGCGTTTTGTCGCGGCGTATGATCGGCGTATCTGCCAGCATCAACGGCCCTGTCAGCACGCGCTTTTCGCCAGTTTCGGTGAATCGCATCTTTTCTTTACTGAACGCCTGAAATGGTCGCTCAATGGCAGGGGATTCAACGAGTGCGACGTAGCTGACGCCTTCGTCAACTTCGTCAATGGTCATCAGATAGACTGGTAGTTCCATAGCCTTAAATATCATCAGTTCGCCAACTGTGCAAATTCGCTGATCCTACGCAAACGCCCTGACACTGTGCGCACGTCGGATTCGACGACATACGCGCGCATGCTTTGACCTTGACCTGCGCCTGCGCCTTCATTCGGGTTGGTTAGCTGGCTATTCGGGTTCATCACTCCGCCTCCCGATGCGAAGCCTCCTGTCGTTGGAGGTGCTGATCCGCCGCCCCCTGTGCCAGCTGTGCCGCCTCCTCCTCCGCCGCCGCCGCTGCCAGTGATGCTCCCAACCTGCCCGATGCTCGTTGCTGCAATAGCCGCGATGCGTAGGCCAGCGTTAATCTTCGCCATGGTACTAAGGCTTAGCGCCTGCGTCACGCCTGCAGCACCAGCCGTCAAAGCGTTGGCAGGGTTTAACGCTGCATTGGCGTTGATACCTGCCAGTTCTTTCTGCAGGTTGATGACAACTTGCGCTATTGCCATGCCTTTCTCCAACGCCAGCGCCGCCAACATCACGGCTTTGCTCTTGCCCCCAAGTGATCGCATAATCTCAACGATGCTACCCGATGCGGTGTTGTAGAACTGAACACGCGCCTCATTGTACGCCTTATCCCGCTGCAAGTCCTCTTGGCGTAGCTTTTCGCGCTCGGCGTATAGCTCATCTTCAATTTGTATTTGATAGTCCAACTGCGCCCTCTGCGCATCTAACTCCGCCTGATCCGCTGCGTCCTGCTGTTCTTGAATCTTGGCCGTGCGTTCAGCGCGCAGTTGCGCTAGCAATAGGTTGGTCGCCTCCTCGTTGCCCTGAACCTTAGCGAGGCGCTCTTCATAGCTGGCGTCAATCTGCTCCAACTCGCGCTCGTTGGCAGATAGGCTATTTTCTAACAACACCTGCCTGCTATCGGCAATGATGCCGTCAATTTCCTTTTGCTTTGCGGCGGCAGCTTCACGCTCCTGCTCCTGTTTTCTCCTGCGCTCTTCGGCGGCTTTCTCGCGCTCTTGCTGCCTCTTATCCGCATCTTTTGCGGCAGCGTCCTGCTTTTCTAACTCTGCCTTTTTGAGGTAGCTTTCATACTGCGCCCGCAAGACGTTATGCTGATGCCGCGCCCGCGCCATCTCTTCCTCATCCTTCGCATTTTGCAGTCGCTTCCTGCTGATGTCGAACTCCATCGCGAAGACCTCGGCTTCCGTAGCGCCGCGCTCCTTGGCGATTTCAGCGGCACGCTCCATTGATTGGATCTGCTCGTCAATGTTCTCCTTGACTTTGATGCCCAGAAATCCCTTGACCGCTGCCGTCAGTTTGTCGAAGTTGGCGATCAGCAAGCCAATGGCTACCACCGCCGCGCCGATGCCTGTCGCTACAAGCGCCAAGCGGAACGCCTTCATTGCCCCTGTGCTGGTGCCCACTGCCAGCGCATAGGCACGCTGTGCCGCCGCGTTCAGGTTGACCATAAGCGCGGAGTCCTTGTTGAGCGCGTTAGCAACAGCCGTAGCACCATTGACCAATGCCAGCGCCGCCTGCACCTTCATCATCGCCTTCTGAACATCCTCGCTCTCCTCGCCGAACAACGCCGCTGCACCCTGCGCAACAGCGAAGCCGCCTGCGATGCCTTGTATCGCAGAGGTGAACGTGTCAAGCGCCCTCGTATCCGATGCCAACGCCTTGACCTGTGCGCTTGTGTCGCCGATGGCGTCCTTTAACGATCCTGCCTCGGCAGCCATACGCCGGAACTGGTCGGTGTTCTTCTGACCTGCCGCTTCGAGGTCAAGCATCTGCTTCTGCAGGTCGCGGAGGCGCGCCTTCGCTGACTGCGTCGCTTTCTGGGTGTCATCTTCGGCC